TCAGCGCTCTGGCGTACTCGGGTACTTCATCGAGGGCCTCGAAGGCCTTCTCGGATTCTTCGGCCTGGTGATCTTACCGGCCATGGCTGCGGCCACCCTCTATCGCTGGATTTTTGACTAGGAGACAAAAATGGCTTGGAACTACCCCGACGGCTGCGGACCCGACGACTACGAACGCTGGTGCGGCCCCGACCCCGAGGACGAAGACGAGGACGAAGAGGACGAAGAGAACGAAGGCGAGGGCGAGGTGCTCGAATGAGCTTCTCAGACCCGGTTCGAATCATCGACCACATCCCCCAGGATTTCGACATGAAACGAATTACTCGAAAGCGACCGCTCGAGCAGCGGCGCGCAGCAAAGCAGGCTCGGCAGAACGTCGAGCCTTTTTCATGCGAGCGGCCCGGACGCGTCTGGACGCTCATCACCTTCTTCGGTGCGCTAGCCGTCATCGCTGGTGCGCTCATCACTGGAGCATGGAGTAACGAATGAAGACTTTGACAGGAATCGCGCGACAGATCGCGCACCAGGCGGAGCAGACGCCGAACGCCGACATCGACGAGCTCTGCAAAAGCTATGTCACAAACTGGCAAGAAGAAGTGCTTGCGGCGTATCTCGCAAATCCCGAAGCTTCACTCGGGCTCATTGGAGCGCTCACGAGACTGAAGAACGCAAGCTCGGCAAGAGAGGTCGCGAAGAGCATCGGCACCATCACCGACGAGCTCGATGACGCGCTCTTCGACGCGACGGAGATGATCGCGTATCGCGTCGACTGCATCCTCGACCCCGAACCGGGCTTTGAATGCCCAAAGGAGTAAGCATGACGATCACTTCACTTGAGCCGCTCGAGCTTCCGATGCCCGAGCCTGAAGACGACCCCGCCGACCCGTACCCCGAGTACGGCAGCCGCGACGAATTCGAACGCGACCAGTGGTTCGGCGAACGAGCACAGCGTCCCGAGCCGATCTTCGACAAGTCGCTTGAAGACTTCTACGCCATCGGCGACGACGAAATCCCTTTCTGAGGACAAAACATCATGACAGACCAAAACTCCGTGCCGCAGGTACACGCGTCAATCGTTGCTGTGGCCGACGCTCTGCGCGAACAGGGTATCGGCAAGGATGCCACGGTGAGCGGCGGCGGCAACTACAAGTATCGCGGCATCGACTCAGTGTACGCAGCCCTCTCCCCTCTCCTCGCGAAGCATCACCTCTACATCGCCCCTGTTCGCATGGACAAGGAGCCCGAAGCGGTCAGCGGCAAGATGCGTCTCATCCGTCTACACATCACCTACCGCGTAACGTGCGCAAAGGATGGCTCATACGTCGAGGTAGTCACGCTAGGCGAAGGCATGGACAACGGCGACAAGGCATCTGGCAAGGCCATGAGCTACGCATACAAGAGCTTGATGTTTCAACTCTTCTGCATCCCCGTCGAGGGCCAGCCGGACACCGACAAGGACGCAAGCCCCGAAGAGCCGCCCCCCTTCCTGGCCGAAGACATCATCGCTTCGGCACGGTGCGCGGCGGACTCAGGCATGGAGGCGTACAGGGCCTTCTTTGAAGGTATCACCCCCGACCAGAGAAAAGCGATGGTGAGCTCTGGCCTTCACGAAGAACTCAAGACCACGGCGGCAAATGCCGACGCCGAGGCCGCATCAATATCTCACTAAGGAGAAACAATGGCATCCGTTAACAAGGTAATCATCCTCGGCAACGTCGGTCAGGATCCCGAGATTCGCGAAGGAAACTTCACCGTCGCCGCCCTCTCTATCGCAACGACTCGCAAGTGGCGAGACAAGGCCGGTGAGGCTCAGTCTGAAACGGAGTGGCACCGCGTCTCCGCTTTCGGCCGCCTCGCCGAGATCATCAGCCAGTACGTTCGAAAGGGCGATCCGATCTACATCGAAGGCCGCCTGCGCACGCGAAAGTACGAGGACAAGCAAGGGATCGAGCGCTGGACCACTGAGATCATCGCCGATCAGCTCCAGTTAATCCGTCAGAAGGAAGACCGTGAGGCGAAGCCAGCGGATCGTAAGCCCGCCGCACAGCGACGCGCACCCGAGCCGGCATACGACTCCGACGTACCCTTCTAACCATCTTGACAACGCTGTCAAATTGATCAGTCATTCGATTTTTTCGAATAACTCAAGCCCTCGGCACTGCCGGGGGCTTTTTAGGCCATCACGGGAGTTCGATCAATTCGAATTCTTTTCTTCCTCTTAAAGAATTCAAATCTCTCGATGTCGCGCAAAAATAAATCCTATTCGCAATAATGTCCGCAGCTCGAATTAAAGCTAGGCTCTTTGAATCGCAAAAATGCAACTCTACACTTTGAAGATTTGGGAAAATTGGCTCGTGGAAGACGCTCCACTTCCAGTTGAACGTCCCAATCTTAAACTCTTGCTCCAACGCTTCTCTGAGCTCATAACGGCCATCTGTCGCAGTCGCATGCTCATCCGCATAAAATCGGATTTTGCTAACGTTGTGAGGATCGATCACTCCCGCCTTGATCAAGGCCTCAAATTTTCTTCTGGCTGCAATCTTGAATGCGTAATCAAGATATCGTTGCTTTGTCTTCTTATTGTTAAAAATGTTGGGATTCACACGATTTTGGTGAATGACAACGCCGAACTTATGAAATTTATTCAAAGAACGGAACAACTTGGACTTGCCGCCGTTTGACAGAAAACACGCTTTTGCTTCATCGTCATTAGCAAGTCCTTCTTTTGTCTTGATTAGTTTTTCAGCGTGTTGGTAACGCCTGGTGGCTTCATCTGCTTCAGAATACGAGAACGCAACAAGGCCACCGAACACAAAATAGTCATTGTGATGTCTATCAAAGACGCCAGACTCGTCGGAATAAACATATATGTCCATATTCTGATGGGAAATAACAAGTAGCAGACAAAAGAAAAGCCGCAAACTGCGGCTTTTCCCCCTGCGGTCGGCTATCTTGAAAGATCGCTTAAACGTTAATTCGAGCACGCAGAGTATACGGCGTAGCCTTGACTACCCGCACTTAGATCGTAACCGCAGCACCCAGACTTGTCAAGGTCATCGCCCTGCTTTTTGACAACGCGCCTGTGTTTCGGGTATGCTTCCTGTGTCGACACCGCAATGGTGCGACGCGGGCTTGGCGGCCCGAACAGAGTGGCGCATAGCCGCCGACCGTTCATCGAGCGGCTTTTTTGTTGGCTATGCGTGACGGGGTTGCGTTTCACCACCTCACCCAAAAAAAGGGGGTGGCGTTTCACCACCCCCCTGCAAGTCTCCTTTTTATGGGTAGGGCTTGCGGGGCACCGAAAGGTGCGCCGGGTCCATTCTGCCGGTCCGCCAACCCGCAAGCCCTCGCCCTCCATCTTGGCGGATGGAACGAGGTCAACAACCTCAGAATGGAGACAAGCTATGTCTATCCCTTCCGTTTTCTCATTCGAGAACGCTCAAGTCCGTGCCCTCGGCACGCCTGACCTCCCGCTCTTTGTCGCCGTTGATGCCGCTGGTGCTCTCGGATACAAAGACAAGACAAACGCGATCAAACAGCACGTCGACCCCGAAGACATCATCAAGTCCGAAATCGAAACCGCTGGCGGTCGCCAGGTCGTCAACTGCGTCAACGAGTCCGGCCTCTACGCCCTGATCTTCGGCTCCAAGCTCGAATCCGCCAAGCGCTTCAAGCGCTGGGTCACGTCCGAAGTTCTGCCCGCGATCCGCAAGACTGGACGCTACGAAGCACAGGAAACAATCACGCCCGCCGAACAGCGAGCCATCCAAGTCGCCGTTGCCGCCCGCGCTAAGAAGACCGCGGCCAACTACCAGACGATCTACCGCGCCATCAAGGCACACTACCAGATCGCACGATACGACCAACTGCCGCGCACCAAGCTTGCCGACTGCCTCGAATTCATCAAAGATGTTGAGCTCGACGTTCCCGAGGTGCCGCACACCACGCGCCCCGATGATGGCGGCTGCCCTCACTGTGGCCTGCACCCCATTCCCGCGGGCTCGATCGTCCTCTCCGCGCGTGAGGCCGAGAACCTGAGGACCTTCGTCTACTACTGGAGATATCTCTTCCGCGAAGACCTCGAGACCGTCCTCAACCTGATGCGGCTCCTCCAGTCGCCTCTCGCGCCCCGCTTCTACGAAGCCGTGACAAGCATGAACCTCGGTTCCATCGAGGACATGCTCGATCGCCACGGCTATAGCGTGAGGCAACTGTCCTGCTACCGTGCCCTGACTGCTCAGTAACAGCCACACCCAATTTTCACATCGGCCCTGCCCTAACCGGCAGGGCTTTTTCATAGGTACGTAAAATGAAACTCTACGAAATCGCTCCGGCGCTTCGCTTTGCGCTGGATGACATCGTCGTCGACGAGGAGACTGGCGAAATCCTCAATGCGGACAACCTCCACGCCGTCGAAGCCGAAGCCTCCGAAAAGATCGAGGCCACCGCGCTCTACCTCCGCGAGCTCGATGCCGAGGCCAAGGCCGCCAAGGACGAAGCCGACCGCATGATCGCCCGCGTCAAGTCAATGCAGAAGCGCTCGGACTACCTCAAGGCCATGCTCCTCGATGCGCTACACGCGACCGGCAAGGTCAAGACTGGCCGCGTGACTGTGAGCATCCGCACGACGAAGGCCGTAGAGATCGCCGAAGGTGCCGACCTCCCCGAGGCCTACACGACCGTCAAGACGACCGTAAGCCCGAACAAGATCGCCATCAAGCAGGCACTGCTCGACGGCGTCGAAGTCCCCGGATGCCACCTGGAGGCACGCGAGAGCGTGAGTATCCGATGAGCGGTAAGCCATACATCGGAGTGAGGGCAGACAAAGCCCTCGAACTCCTCGGCGAAAAAGGCCCGCTGCGTATGTCTTCGCTGCTCGACGCGCTCGGGATAAGGACGCAAATTGCCGCGTCGTTCAAGATCACAGTGTCAAAGCTCGTCGACGCGGGGATTTTGTCCGTCACGGACGATTGGAACACTCTCGTGAGCCTGAGCGATCCCAAGTACAAAGATCCCGCAGTCGCCCTTGACGAGTACCGTGCGTACAACTCCGAGAAGAAAGCCGAGAAGAAGACCGAGACCAAGGCCGTGATAATTCCCCCGGCCAAGCGCTCAATGATCGAGGACATCGCCTTCGGAATGGCAGAACAAGGAGCAAACAAGCAATGAAAAAGATCATTCCGCTATTTATTACCGCCCTGCTTCTGGCAGGGTGTGACGATGACGGCGTGCGAACGGCGCGCACAAGCTACGCCGTGGACAAAGAAAACCGCGTGATTTGCTACAGAACTGGCGGAGGTCAAACCGTATCGTGCCTACCGTATGAAGCCTATGAGCATTGGGGGATCAACCCCGAACAAATTGAAAAGAAAGGGGATAAGCAATGAAATACAGGCTGAAAGACCGCGAGCTACAGAAGAAGCTCGACGAGCTTAGCGACGGAGACTTCTCCAAGCAGCTTGCGCTTAACTACAAGCGCATCTGTTCCGACCTCGAGTTTCTGATGCAGATCACTCTTTGGTTCTGCAAAAAGGAGGGCCCGCTCCACGCGTTAGTGATAACGCCCGACATGGTCGAAAAGGTTGAGGAGGACGAGGAATGAGACCTGAAAGAGAATACAGACGCATGGCAATCGTCGCTTTGGGCTTCATCCAGAGGTACGCGACTGCAGGAAAAGAGGGCTGGAAAGGTCAAACTCCTCCGACCATGGAGGAAGTCGACTCGGTTATCCGCGACCTGTCCTATTTCGTCGGAGCGCTGAAGGACTATCGCTCGATCCGCATCCAGATGGAAAAGGAGGACGAGAAATGCCAGTCGAGATGAAAGGGGACATCCGAAAGCGGGTCGCTTGCATGATGGGCACAACACAAAAAGCGATCCGTGAGGCAGAAGCGGAATGCGATGGACGAGCGTTCATGTATCACGCAAAAGGTACGCTTTGCGGCTTCTACCTCCTCCACGTCCCTGTCAAGGGAAAAATCGCGCCAACGCTCTTCCCGACTGAGTACTTCGTCAAACAGAAGGAGGAGGACGAATGAGGCCTGAAAGAGAATACAGACGCATGGCAATCGTCGCTTTGGACTTCATCCAAGAAAAGAAGACTGCGCGCGGCGCGGGCGGTTACGGGGCAACCGGAGCATGAAAATGAATGAAGAGGAAATTCTGCAAAACATGGATTACGTCTCCGAGCAACTGGTCGGAGCGGCAGAAGCGATCAAGGCCGACACCGATGAGCGACGTTTCGACGAGGCTTACGATCCCATGTTGCGAGACGTGATGATGGCGCGGGAACTACTGCACCTGCGTGACCTGCTCGACGAACTTCGAGAAGGCGAGTAACCCACAGGCCGACACCTTGACCGAGGCCGCCGCCACTTCCTGCGAGGAGAGGAGGGGACGGCGGTCTCATCACATGAAGAGGACATGATGAAAAAGTATTCCGATAAGGGGTGGAACTGGCTAATCGACCACTACCCGCATGAACCTGGTCGCTACTGGTTCGAGGGGTTCAACCCGGTCGAAGGCTACCCCAACAAACCCGACCTGACGCGCAAGGACATACACGTCCTCGCCGATGTGGACGACATCACTCACCCGCTCGACGCGACTGCCGTGACCAACGGCGAACCTTTGTACAACCTCTTCTTCTTCGCCACCCTGCCCGGTGCTGACAACCTCGTTCGCTTCAAGCGCTTCGACGAAGAGGCGAAGCGCGAAGCAGAAGAGGAAAAGAGTATGCGCGTCGAGCGCATCGAAAAGGGAAGGATGCAGGCCGAAAAGATTCGCATTATGGCTGCCCCGTCCCCGAACTGGTTCGACGCAATCGTCTGCGCAGGAGACGCTCATGCTTGACGATGAACGCGAAATCATGCTGTACAAAATCGCGAGCTTCCTCCGCAGGCACGCGAAGCAGGAATTTTCCACAGCTCAAATTGCCGCGCAGGTGAACGTACACACGGGATTCATCACGAGCAACATCCGCACACTGAAGGAACGATTCGCTCCGATCTACGTGCGGGTTTTCAACTCGATCCCCTACCTGAGCATGACCGATCACAGCACCGGGCAGGCGCACCTGCACAGAGAGGTCGCACGCGAGAAGCAGGTGCGGCAAATCCTGGAAGGTGCTGCGCCAAACTGGTTCGACGCTCTGGCCACGCCCGCCGCCCCGGTGCGGGATGACGGCGAGATGCAGGCGGCAGTGGCACGGGTCAGTCAACTGGCAGAGAAGGATCTGCACGAAAAGGAAACGATGGTCGCCGTGATCGACATGATCGACCGCGAGGAATTCGACCGAGCCGAGCGTGCCCTCGCGGCGTACAAGGCACAAATCATGAGCAAGGCCGAACTGATCGCGGAGGCGATCGCACAGGTGAGAATGGCAAAAGAACGGGAGGTATTTCAATGGACGGGTGGTTAAGCAAAAAAGAGGTCGGCGAGTACCTTGGCGGGAAGTCTCCGCGCACCGTAGACCGTTGGATCGCGAAGCGCATCATCCCTCAGGGCAAGCGCTTCCCCGGCGGCCTGTTTTGGCGCAAGGACATCATCGACCAATGGCTCGCCGCGGACCAGTACGCGACGAAGTGCGCGAAGGCGCTCAAGCTCCGCGAGGCCACACCCTAACGCAGACAATCGGCAACCCACAGCCCGCCACCGCACCACGGTGACGGGCTTTTTCTTTGCCCGTCAAACCTGCTCCGGGTACACGGCGTCCGCCCATTCCTGCATCAGAACCCTGCGAGCGTCTAGGAGGTCGGAGCGTTGATACGCCTGAACCACGGCACTCCCAGTAGCGTGCATCAGGCTTTTCTCGGCAACAATCGGGTCCTTCCCGTTCTCCGCGCACCAGTCACGGAATGTCGAGCGAAAGCCGTGCATTGTCCCGTGCCCGAGCTTCTTCTGGAGAACCACGCGGGGCGTCTCCTTCGAGATGTGCGAGCCGCCTTTGCCGGCGAACACATACGGGGAATCGTGCGGGAGCATCTTCAGCATGGAAACGAGCTGCCGGCACAGCGGGACGCGGTGCGGGTATTTCTTCCCGTCCTTTCGTCGCTCGGGCGGGCAGTGCCAGACCTCCCTGTGCAGGTCGATCTCCTCCCACTTCGCGGGCACGAATTCCCCGACGCGGGACGCGGTCAGCGCCCCAAACAGAATCGCGCAGGCCGTGATCGACGTGGGCGGTCGCCACTCATCGAAAAGCGCGCGAGCCTGGTCGAACGTGAGCGCCTCGTGGTGACTTTCCTTTTTCACCTTGGCAATCGGCGGCAGGAACATCTCAAGGTTCCCGCGCCACAGGGCGGGATTCCCTCCGCTTCGCTTTCCTATGACTATGGCGTAGGCGAAGACGGCCTCAAGCCTGCCGCGCAATCTGCTAGCAGTCTCCGGCTTCGTTCTCCAAATCGGCACGAGTACTTCAAGGATGTCGTCTCGGCTCACGTCCTCGACCGACAGCTTACCCAGTACAGGGAGGGCGTACTGCTCGAGGGTCGATTGCCATTGTGCAGCGTGTTTCTGATTTCGCCACGCCTTGCTCTGCACGATGACGGGCAGGGCCTCGGCAACGAGGTCGGCGAAGGTGAACGGGCGGTCAACCTCCGCGCCCGCGTTCTTCATCCTCTCCCGCCGCTCCTGCTTCGCGGCAAGCGGGTCGACCCCGTCGGCAATCATCGTGCGAAAGCGTGCGGCGGTTTCCTTTGCCTGAGCAATCGTCACGGCGTCCGCCGTCCCGATCACCACGTCCTTCTGCTTTCCCGAGACCGTGTAGCGGAAGACCCACGTCGGCGCGTGACCCTCTCGCTTTCTTAAATATAGGCAACGTTCTGCTCGGTGAGTCCCCACTGGGAGGCTCCCGATGTTTCTGGCGGTGACTTGCATGACTGGCTCCTATGTTTGCCCCAATTTTGCCCCAATTTTGTCTGTCTAGAAAATGTCTAGAAGATGTCTAACAGATGTCTAACTCTGTCCCATCATGCTAACCGAAAACGGGCGAAAACCCACGGCTCAACGGGGAAATGTCTAAGGGATGTCTAGGGGATGTCTAGGAGATGTCTAACGGGGTTCGACAGACCCCTTCTCCGCCAGTTTCTGAACAGGGCTCTGGACTAAGTTCCGAGCCCTGTTTTTTTTTCATGAAAAAGATGAGAGCAAAGCACGCAAAAACCCTTGCGGCCCGAAGTCGCATCATGAAAGATTCGCAGGAACCAAGCCCTCATCACCACACCGAGATCTGCGTCGCACCCGTATCTCTTCATGAGCTGATCTGATTGTTTGGCGATGCACCTGCTCCTTAGTTTTCATCATAGAGGGTGATGAACGGTTTGTCATCATTTCCATTTTTTACGCGTGTCACGTTCGCGAATGGGCGGCTCTCCACCATCCACCAATTTGATCCTGCAGCTGCCGCAACATGGCGACAGCTTTTCAATTGCCACCACGGCACGGGCGCCATTCGTCAGGCAGCCAAACCTCGTCGATGAATCGGGAGAGTTTCGATATAGCCGAGCCTTGTTCCGGGGCGTAGGTTTGTTTGTCAAGACCTGCGTACAACAGGTTAAGCCAAGCCGCCACGGCGCGTCGCTCCCAAAGTTCGTGCTTGACGAATTGCCCCGTCAGCAGATCGTGCTGCGTAGGCTTGAGCTTCTTTGTCGATACGACTTTCACCAACAAGTCGTATTCGTCAAGCGGAACCGCACACGAGTATCGCGGAAAGCTTTTGTCCTTTCCCTGCCCTTCGGCATGGCTCGTGCGGCTTTCCACTCAGGTGTGGCACGCATCTGCAGAACA